TCATGCCCGCTAGTTTTATGGAGGCAAATCGAACGATTGAAGATACTCGGGGGGTCCTTGGGCAAAATATCAGGGGTCGAGACGAGGACCTTTTAGGCGTACAAGCAGATTTACTATCGAGGCTGGTGGACGCAATGGAAGCCAATGCTTCTGAAGAAGCTATTAGGGGACTTACTGCAGAGTTGAGAAAAGCAAATCGTCAACAAACTAGATACCTTGTAGAGTCCCTCGGGTTGGGAGAGTAATAAATGGCAAACATACCACTAGGAGTCAATATTTTATTAGATGCCTTCAGCCCTTTTCCGCCTGAAGACATTATCTGGGACGAGTATGCAGGAGACAAGACTGGAACTCCTCGCTATGACCACGCCATCGAAGAGAGAGGGTTTATTGAATTTAAATATCCAACAGTGCCGGGGATGGCTACCACCAATACAATTAGGAAGCTTCCATTCTTTGAAAACCCAAGAATAAATGAATCTAGAGGAGCTTCTTACGCAGAGACATCCATCTTCATGAGAAATGAACCTGTTCGTCTTTTTACTGGCGCAGGTGCTACTAAGTTTGATATTGAGCTTATGTATACTCTTCCTCATATCGGAGCTTTTTATAATAATTATTATGAGCGTGTTTGTACTGACCAACAACGACAAGAGATTGCAGACACAGTAACGAGGTACAAAGAAATATTAAAGCGAGACGAAGCAACTAAAGGAAATACGCAACTTTATCCAGGAGCTACTGGGTTTGTTAGCGTAGGAGGTAAAGTTGTAGGTTATAAAGCTGGAACTGCGATAACCGATGCCGACTTTGCAGCGGGGAATACAACTAGTTATGAAACAGCTGGACCTAGAATGCCAGTAAACCAACCTGTTAGATTAGGAGAAAGGAACGAGCTAGATGGTAAAGGGTTCTTTAGAGCTAACGCGCTTGATAGTGATTATCATTCTATGATTGCTGGGTTGGTAGATTACTTTATGAATATTATAAGAAGCTCCATAATCTCTACTGTCGATGCAGGAGCAGCAGAAAAAGTAAAGTATGGTCCTCCGATTGCGTACCTAAAATTCGGTACCGCATATGATTATATTCCATGTATTGTAAAATCTTACAAGATTGAGATAGACCCATTCCGTGCGGGAATGGATAACGCAACTTTTTACTCAAGAATGATAAGAGTAAAACTTGCTCTGGAGGAGTTCCGCCAAGAAGGTGGCATTGTAAACTCAGGGCAACAAGGTCCATTCGGTTGGAACACTATATTTGATTCGGGAGGTATTCCCAGGGGTAACGTATAATGATATCTTATTCTAACACATCGCGATTTACTTTGTACTCTCCTACAAAGATAACGCACCGGGGAAAGATTATTAAAGATATTACTTCCTCCCCTAAGTTTGATATATTTTATTCCGACCTAGGAAACACTGATTTTAGACTGGCTACGATATCGCCCAGGTTTGAAAACCGACCCGACCTAATATCTCAAGCAGCCTATGGAACACCGGGATATTGGTGGGTTATTCTTTTGGCAAATGGTATTGAAGATGCTTTGAGCGGTTTAAAATCTGGAGACGAAATCAAGATTCCAGTACTATAATAACTAAATGGTCGCTCTCACAGGAAAGGATAGACTGCCTATCGTAATGCTTTCTAAGGACAAAGAAGCATTGATTGATGTTGCTGGCTACAAAGATGAGTTTGGTTTATTCGATACTCTCACGGAATTTAATTATACCGCTGGTCTTCCTGGTGCCGCTTCAAACAGTTTTCAAGTAAACCTTACTGTTATTAACCCTACCCAAGAGTTTGAGAGAGCGGTTACACCAGTCTTTAGAAACTTATTTGCCAACAGCGCTAAGACTAGTAGTTTAGGGGTCGGACAAACGACAGACGAACTTGAACCAATAACGTTTTATATGAGATGGGGCTATGGTAGTGAAGACCAAGGTATGTCCAAATTAGTAACGGGTATTTTAACTAACGTAAATTACAGTGTTACGGATGATGCTGAAAGGGTAATCTCGTTAACGTTTATGGATACGTTAAGTTTTGATACTACAAAAAATCCAAACGTCCAAGCAAATAACGGAGTAGCTCAAACCTTTGAGTATCCAGACATATTAAAAGATGACGGGAGTTTAGTTGCTCCTTCTGAAGTTGTAAAAGATTTGCTTGGGCAAATATTAGGAGCATTTCCTAATCTAAGAGGAGTAGTTTATCACGATATTGATTTGTCCTTTATTGATAAAGCGTGGGCTGAACTAACCAACCGTTTGTCCGATGGGTTCGGGTCAAACTCCGCCGTCATTCCAGATGACGGGGATTATTCCAGACCTCTAGATGCAGAAACCCAGAAACTACTAGATTCGTACGGCATAGGAGAGGATACTCAATGGGTTGGTTATAAAAATTTAATTATAAACGGGGCTGGCTCCCCGAGGTGGGCAGCTAGACAGGCTTATGATATGGTTTTTAGGTACTTAGGGATTAGTTTTGGAGCAAGCGAACTAAAACAAAACCGCAGCGAGTCCGAAGACACCCCTAAAAATCCTCAGGCGAGGGTAAATAGAAATTCAGATAAACCTCTTCCAAAACTCAATGACATACGATTAGGCGATAACTTGCGGATTGTAAGGAATGAGGGTTTTATCCCGCCCACTGATACAGGACTTACTGTAAGAACGGCTCTTCTAGCTTTAAATAATGAAGACGACCCGAATCATGATTTTGTGCGTAACGAAGTTTTTAATATCGACAACAGCCGTCAAAGATGGGAGCGACCTCCTGAGCTTAGCGGCAGCATCGATGGCTCGTATGCAAGTGACTGGGGTTTCCCAAATGCCATACCGTGGAGACCCTTCGGATATGGATTTCATGGAGAATCCAAAGATGGAGGAACTGCGACCCCCGCACAAGTTTTCAGTATCGCTGAAACTGGATATTTTCCCTTAAATAAGAATAGAAGTAGTTCTACAATCTCGCAAGGATTCTATGTTGCTGTAGCTAATAGTCAGGCACTTTGGGAAGCCACAACATACGCTACTGCGGTAAGCGTGTTTACAGATGAAGGGGATAATGATGCGAAAACCCACGCAAAACAACCAGAGCCAGAAAAAACCCCTCCTGCCGCAAAACCAAAACCCTTTATTAGAGCATCAATAACAAAGAACGAGTATACTTCCTTGATGACTATACTAAATGCTCTCATACGTTCTATTAATGATTTTTATCTTCCTATCCTGGAGGAGTCTGATAACGCATTTGAGGTCAGACCTTATTATAAATCTACTTTGCAAAGCGCAGGTCCCCCTAGTTTTAATGGGTGGGAGAGAGTTACCACTACGTTCGAAAATGGAAACACGCCTGACGACACGGAGGCTTTGTTGGTTGTCGCGGATGGGAACACTCATAAAAGAGCTCTAACTAACGACGCAGCCGATAGAACTAGTGAAATTCAAGAGTTAGCTGCACTGCAATCATTCCCTTCTTTGAGTGAAGATTTACCAAATCAAAATATATCAAATGTTGAGGATGGTAGTATTACTAGCTTGTTAAATTTAAGAGTAGGATACAACGATTCCATTGTTACTGATTTTAGATTCAATCAAGATATATTTGCTCCTTTAGCTGGCGCTGGGCAAATGCAAAGCGACATTATCAAGTTGGATGAAGTTTGGCAAGGGGGAGCTGGAGGATTTTCCGTTTCCAGTTTGATTGGTACGTTTGTTTATGTAATTACAACTGCAACCGAACAAACTACACCGACATCGATTGGGCAAACAATTAGAAGCACGTTCCAAGGAGGCTCAGACTTACAAGAAATTTTAGGTCTTAATACAGAAGCTTTTAAGACTGTAAAAGCTCTAGAGGAAGCTGCTGCGAATCCTCAGGAAATAGACTTTACTCAATTTCTAATTCAAATGAACAAGTACTATACAAAGTTTCAAAAGATAAATCAATCTGGAGCTTTTCATAGTTCTGACGACACAGCGGATAGACTAAATGCTTTATATTCTTTTGTAAACAGCACGATATTCAGAGACATGTTTATGAAAAAAGATGGAAGCGTAGCAACTTATTCCGTGAATGGGAAATCAATAAAAATTAAATCTCAACCTCGATACATTATCGATAAATCCTTTTTCTCGGACATGGATAATGTGTACAGCCTACAAGAATTTTTAAGAAAAAAAGGTTTGTGGGAGAAAAATTATGCTGAATTTCCTTTTACAGCCACTGTAACAACATTAGGTATTCCGGAAGTAAGCGACTGGATTGTAGATTGGGATATCAGGAAGATACGACTTCAAATATCAAACCCTAGATTGCCTGAGGGACCGAAGCACTGGACTTCGGGCATATATATTATAACTTCCTATACCCACAATATCTCTGCGGGTTCTATGTACACTACAACGTTCGAACTACTAAGACAGCCGTTCGCTGAAATAAACTAATGGAAAACATTCCTCTTCTCGTAGCAAAAGTAACACAGGTAACATCAGATGCGCCTGACGGGAAGATTTTTGTAGAGAATCCTCTTATAAGTCCCGACGAGCCTGTCTACTACGCAGGACCGCCAAACATGTTCGCCATTCCGGGCAAAGGGGAGTATGTAATGGTTGTTTGTGCTTATATAAAAAAGAACCAAAAGTCGTATTATTGGATAAATCAGGTAGCACAACCCTCTATTCTGGGATTAGATAAAGAAACGACTCCTCACTCCACTACAGACGTAGCAAAATACCCTGAAGTTATTGAAGGGCAAGATGCAAATACTCAAGGTAGAGCGCTTAATGTTTTTGGACAAGTTCCCCCTGACGCATACACCAAAGAACATGGTGTCCCCGCAGTAGTCCAATTAAGAGATAAGAAAGGAGCAAGGCTGAGAATGAGTTCAAAAGGCTCAGAGGCTGGAGGTGATTACGTAGAATTAAAAACAGCTTCTGGTAAAAAACTTTTAATGGAGGAAAACCCTCCTGGATTTCCTTCAGGTCCTAATCCAAGAAAACTCCCAAACAAAATAACCGGGGAGAAAGATAAGGTAGAGCCCAGCAAAAGCAGAATCCTTCTTTCGGATAGAAACAACAATCGAGTTCAGATTGACGAGTTTACCGATTCAGTCGAAGTTCACGCAAAGAATAAAGCGGAGCTTACTACGGAAGGAGGTTTGATTGATATTGGAATAAAAAATATAAAAAACAGCGGCGGTACCGTAAACGTAAACAATAGAACTCAGGCGGGCTCAATAAATATTGAATCAAGTAGAGGCACAGTTAGCACCTTTGGGCAGGCGGGTTTTGATTTTCTTGCGACAACAAACCCCACAGCTCCAGTGGGCGCAGGAATCGTAGCGGATACAGCGGAAGTTGTCTCAACTCCGGGTAGCGCACAACTAGTTCCTACCGACCCGTCCTTATTTTTAGGTTGCGGCGTTTTGGTCAATCCAATAAACTCCAAGCCTTTGACGGAAGGAGCGTTAACGTTTCAAACATTTACTCCCCTAGGAGTTCAAATACAATCCTTGTTAGGCGAGTTTACCTCAACTTTCCTTACTCAAAGCCATTCCGCAACTACAGAATATTCCGTAACTTCTCCGGTAATAAATTTAGAAGGCATCGTTAATATAGGAGGAGCAGTTAGCATGGCTTCTACTGCGGCTATAACAGGGCAAACTACTTTTAATGGAGATACTGAGTTTAATGGGTTGCAATCTTTTACTGGAGCAAGCACATTTACTGGTGTTGTTACTGTTGATTCAGGAACCGTTGTTAATTTTGTAGGTCACCCAACGGTATCTTTAGGACTAAGAAGTATTCTTGGTGTAGACATTCATACATGCCCAACAATTAGCGTTGATGGGAAACCCATATTAGTCTTAGGATAGCTCTAAATAACTTATGGTTTCGTACGAAGATATTTTTCAGGGAACAGCTGAAACTGCAGCTCTTGATATAGGTCAAGAGATAAGCACTTGTGTATTGAGCTTGCTTTCGTCTCAGATTCTTACCCTTATTAATAATGCTATCAGCGAAAAACTAAGCGGTCTTCAAGCGGAGTTACTTAGTATTGATGCTCAGATTGCAGAGTTAGAGGCGATTCAAAACGAACCCGACGACGCATTGGGTGAAGCCATTACCTCTTTAGAAAATCTTACATCTATAGGGAACCCATTTCAAATCGATACGATTGACGTAGCTTGTATTGGTAGTATTCCAACATTAGGACTTGAATTAAACGCTTTTGGGATTTCGAATCCGTTCAGCAGCCTAGCGATGATTCTTATTGCAGCGATTAAGTTAACTATTCTTACCGCTCTTCGCGCTGCTGTAATGGCATTAATTATTAAGCTGTTAGCTGATTCTCAAAAAGTTAGTGAAACCCTGCAAGGCAGAGCTGACGGAACCCTTACCGAGCCCAAGATTGATTGGTCTAACCCAGACCTTTCGGAGTATGTTGATTCTTTAGAGCCAGGAGACCTAGCAAGAATAGAAAGATACAAAGAGTTCGCACTAAACAATATTGTAAAGCCTTACGAACAAAACGCGGCAGGCATAGCAGCATACCAAGCACAGTTCAAGGCTGTACAAGAGGAGACGGAAGAAGAAGAAAATCCTTTCGATATTATCTTTGGTCCTCCAATTTCCACCTCAGGAAAGTTTATTTTATCCCGCGATGGTCTATACTACGATTCTCGTGGAGGAGGAGTGCCTAATGTAGTTGCCCAAGAAATCCTAGCGAGCAACTGGCAGTTAAAGTACAACCCGAACAAAGGTGGTAAAGGTGTTTTGCTGCATGAAGATAGGTTAAAAGACTACTCAAATACCGTATTCAGTGACGAATACACAGAGACTAATGACGTTGTTGAATTCTTGTATAAGAATGACGACATCCTACAGTCGTTTATCTCAGACAAGGCAATTCAAACTAATGAAGTCTCCGGTCAAATATCAGAACTTGTTGCTTCAGGGTACACTAGGTCATCGGCTATAGTACAAAACTACTATAGAAGTATTGCGGCTATCGCATATAGCTACGACGATAAAATTAGAAAAAGAAGAAAGCAGCTTCAAGTTGCTGGCTTGTATGGAACTTACACCATCACGGAAAAAACTTTTCCTTTAGGCGGAGGGTATATCTTAGATTCGTCTGGTGCTAGGTATGATATAGAAAACTTCCCTCCGGGATATACCATATCTCCAGACAACATAGTATACTTTAATACCGAAACCCAGGAACGGGGAGTTACAGTTCATAAAATATTAGACAGAATCCCTTTGAACGATTTTGGTTATTTAAAAGGGAGCGGTCTTGTCCCTGATTTACAATTCCAACAAGAAGCTCTCCTACAGTCTGCGGATGTTTCAGGGATTATTCTACCTATTGCTCCTAAGTTTATAAAAGCGGCAAACCAAAACACGGTATTCCTAAGAGATTTAAATGTATCACCAGAAGGCAACACAGATTTCCCCCACATAGAAACCAGCCCTGCAGACTACGCATCTGTTTCTAGTGTTAAGCCTTTTATAAAATCTCTTGATGACGGTATCGAGACGGATTCCCTGATTGTATGTTACAACTTCTTGAAAGGTGATGTCGAGGCTCCGTCTTCCTTAGATTATAAGTTAGATAATAAAGCTTCATCATACACTCACCTAAACGGAAAACTGGTTGGTAAAACTGCCACGGACGTATTCCCTTCAGGATTATCAATTCCTTATTTGCGAGGCGTTTTGTATGATGCAGAAGGACAGTTCTCTCCAGAACCCTGGTACTCTAATGTGCCGAACGGAAGTTACGTCAGGCTAAAAAATAATATTAGTAAGGGTGAGCTAACTCCGTTTACGGAAAGTCTTGACGGACTAACATACTCTGATGCAGGATTCTCAGTGGATTTCTGGGCTCACATCCCAGAGGTATGGAGTTCTTTGAGAAGCTGGCATAGGTACCGTGTTATTTTTGGCTGTGAAAACTCAGGTCAAGCTCTGGGCTTAGGAAGCGCTGGTGCTGTAACTGAAAACCCAAACACAATTTTGCCTGATGGTAGAGTCTCTAAGGAAAGAGACCCGTCTAAAGTTCACGGTTTGATTATGGGTTGGAGAGATAAGAAAAATAATGCCACTGATGGCATGGCTTCAACGAACAGTAACATCAATCAACTTGAGTTTGTTGTTCTCCCAACCGTATCCCAAAATAAACCAGATGGAAAGTTTGGGCACAGCGTAGCCATTGCAGGCATTCCTAGTAACCCTTATGACCCAAACTCTACGTACACAGAGTTAGGGTTTAAAGTTCCTGTTGACGTGTTTACAGAAGCAGGAGCGCTGTCGGGAGTCTCTATCAGCAGTGTGCAGGATACCTTCATGCACACCCATGTATCAGTAAATTATAAAGGAAACGAAATTTCTCTTTACCTGGATGGTAAGAAACTTATATCGTCTTCTATATCTGATGCATTCTACTTAGACGCCGCGCAGCCCTTAAATGTACCTAGCTTTGTAGAAAAGAATTTCGGGTATGAAAATAGCCTAGGTGTTAGAACCAGCGTCTCAAAAGCAGATAATTACACGGAAAGTTTGCATGAGGGTTCAGTTATAGCTCCTGAGTTACCGATGCAAACTCCTTGGATTATTGGTGGAGGGTTTACCGACACATGCCCACGTTCGTATGAAGTCCAAGAGGAGGTTGGGTTTAATACCACTCCATTTGGATTCTTGGGAAGCAATACAAATGATACATATTTTACCAAGGTAGCTGAAGTTTCCAGCGGTGGAATTACAGGACAGCATACTCCCGGTCTTGGAGGGTGTACTTACTCTGGCGTAAATAGGAATATTCCTCGAAGTGGGTTGGACGGATATGTTGGAAGTTTTAAGCTTTACACAAGACCCCTAAATACAAATGAAGTTGAGAAAAACTTTGACGCACAAAAAGGATATTTCAAAAATATTAATATAACATAAAATGACTGATACTCTATTCGCAAATAACCTAGACTACATTACTACCTCAAGAAGAGATAGGATTGTCGGTCTTAGGTTTCCATTGCCCACGGCTCCTGCGGATGGAGGTTTTTTCCCCAAAAGCTTTGATAAGGAAGTAGTCTACCAAAACTTAAGACAGCTTCTCCTTACTCAAAAAGGGGAACGGGTTATGTATCCAGACTACGGCACTAATCTAAAAGCAGCATTGTTCGAACCCTTAACGGGGTCGCTTCTTGAAGAGCTAAACAGAGATATTAGAAATGTTATCCAAGTATACGAACCTAGAGTTTTTGTAAAAGATTTAAAAGTTGTTCAAGGTCCTGAGTCTGACCCCAACAGCATTTACGTAGCCTTAAATGTGGGCTTCACTGCAACGCCCTATGAGGAAGAAGTTATTGACGTAGTAATAAGATAATGGCAAATTTAAATTATATTCCTCCCGCTGCTGCCGACCCTATCAGGTATAACGCTTCGGCTTTTGATGGCACTGTGCAGTCAGATTTTATGAGACTTGGTCAAATCCAAGAGCTAGCCAAATCTCAACTGATTGATTATTCGGTTGCGGACTTTGATGAATTCAAAGAAGCCTTGATGGATTATGTTAAGGCTGTATATCCTGATGATTACAATAACTTCGTACAATCAGACCTAGGTGTTGTTTTTATTGAATTGTTTGCCTACCTAGCTTCAGTGCTTTCTTTAAAAGCAGACTTCTTGGCTAATGAGTCTTATTTAAGCACTGTTAAGACTCCAGAAAACTTAAGAAAAGTTTTAGAACTAATTGGAGTAAAAATGAAAGGTCCGATAGCCAGTAAAGCTACGGCTCTTCTAACTCCAGAGAGTAGCGTATCTTTTGCCGGGGGTGATACATTAACTATACCTAGTAATCAAAGAACAGTAACGACCACTTCACAACGAGACAACACCCAACTAACCTATACTCTTTATAAAATAAACAAAGCTACGGGACTTATTGATGAAGCAACTACCGCCCAAACGGGAGACCTTCTTCTGGATTATAACAGCTATGGTGAGGGCTCTAACTTCACGGGTCTTGTGTTATTGGAGGGTACTTACAAAACTCTGCAAGGAACCTTCTCTACCGCGCAGTCTTCCAAGAGAATTAGAGTTCCTGACCCTTCGATTATCGAAGGAAGTATTTTTGTCTCGTCTGGAGATGAAGTATATTCTGAAATCCAAAGCCTTAGTCTAGCTTCAGGCAGCACTGACGCGGTCTTTGAGAAAATTTACAACGACGATTATTCTTGCAGCCTACTGTTTGGTGACGACATCAGAGGTAAGAGCCCTCAGAACGGTCAGGACTACACTGTAGTTTATAGAGTTGGTGGAGGTAACCGTGGAGATATTGTAGAAGGAGCTATAAGAACTCAGGTTAATGGATTGAAAAATGGAAGTTCGCCTGTAGAGTGTACAATTACAAATACAACAGTGGCTGCTGGTGGAGCAAATGCCGAAACTGTTGCTCACGCAAAGAAATATGCACCATACTTCTTCAGAACTCAGTATAGAGCTGTTACTGGAGAAGACTATACAGCTATTGCAAATAGCTATGCTGGAACTACAGGTCAAACGGGCAAAGCTCTAGCTGTTGCTCGTCAGTCTGGAGCAGGTGGAAACATGATTGATATTTATGTTTTAGCTAAAGCTACAGACACCCAACTGCAGAGAGCATCCTTGCCGTTTAAATCAGACTTACTAAATCATCTTAACAGCTATAAGATGCTTACTGATGAGTTGACGATTGTAGATGGTCTAGTGAGAACTGTTGATTTAGTAGCAACAGTCTTTGTAGATAGAAATAAGTTAGCGCTCCAAGAAAATGTAAAGGCGGGTGTGAGTAGAAGTATAACAGAATATCTGTCCTATGACAGCATGGATTTTGGTAAACCTTTAAGATTCCCAGAGCTGGCTAACTTTGTGATGAATAATCCGGACGTTAGATTTTTTAAAGTGACGAATTATGACGAAGATATTTTCGTAAACTTTAATGAAATCATACAGTTAAACAACTTTGAACTTAACTTTGAGTTTGTATAATGCCTTATCGCGGTAATGAAGATGTATTTAAGTACAACTATGTGGAGAAGATAACCAAGCTTCTTCCAGAGGTATACATTTCAGAAGAAAAAGGTGAAACAAAAGTTGAAGAGATAGCTTATAAATTATTAGGCAAGTATTTACTTGCTGCAAATGAGTGCGATACATTCTTTACTGTCTCTGGGTATGCTTTAAGTTCTATTAAACCTTTCTTTGTCCCTGAGAATAGACTTACAAGAGTAGATGCAAATACATTTACTGATGCTATCTTAGCTCCTTTAAATAAATCTTTTAATTCTTTTAAAAACCAAGATGATTTTAAGAATTATTTTTCGGGAACAATTCAGCCTAATATGGTTCTTAGCCATCTTTCAGACACCTTTGTGTCTGGGGTGTCTTCTAACCCTAATAATGATTACACAGTATCCGCCCAAGTTCACTCTGGGCTAGTTGACACGGTGGGCTTGCTGTACATGCTTAATACTTCGTCTAACGCAAATGCGACCACGGAGTTATCAGCAGTATTAGCAGACTATGTAACAAGCGCTTACTACTCTAATGGTGGCGAGTTTACCGAAGAGACTGCCGCAAATGTGCTTTTTGAATACATTTGGAAAAACAGAGATGCTGTTCCCGAGTTCGGAAGATACCTTCCCCCAGAGTTCGACAAACCTACTTCCTCTATATCAGGGGTTACCTTTGCTTCGGGCATCCAACAATTAGAAAGACTACAAACTTTACTATCTGTATGGCTAAACAAGGAAGACCAGGACTCTCCGTTTATTCGTAACTCTCTAGAAGCTCTTGAAGGGTCTTCTTTGATTTATTCTAAGTTCGATTCTTCTGGTCCTTTTACCAAGTTTATGAAAGCTGCTTCGTGGGCTTTTTACGACCTGGACATGATTGTTGAATCTATGCAGGACTTGTTTGATATTGAAAACTGTCCTCCTCAATTCTTAGACCACTTAGCTTCGGTTATTGGATGGAGATTCTTAGGCGATGATGTTTCTATGTGGAGAGGACAGCTGCGTAGAGCGGTTTACACTTACAAAGCAAAAGGAACAAGACAGGCTTTAGTAGATGCCATAAAGATTGTATTCCCAAAAGAGCTTAGTACGTTTGATGCTTCGTCAGATATAAGAGAGTGTTGGGAGTCGTACCTGCCCAATCTAATTTATTATACTCTTAAGACGGAATCTCCCACTTGCGTTGATTTTTCGTCTCTATCAACTTACCTACAAACCCAAGTAAATAATGTATCTGGTCTTACGATTAATATCGACCCCTATGACCATGACAAAAACATTAGGTTCTCTGTAGATGCTATCTTAGAATTCATCGAAAAGAACACAGGGTTTATGAGATTTAATCATAAATCTTTAGCAGATATTTCAAAGGGTGTTGGATTTGAAGCTAGACAAGGATATACACTAGCTGTACCTCCATTTGAGTATGATACGTTTTACAAGAACACGCGAATAACTAATGAAGTTCTTGTGTACCTAAGGAAAGCTCTAGAAGGAGATTGCCAAGAAAATGCTAGTTTTGGATTTAGAGTTCCTTCTTCGTTTGTAGATGCACTAGAAAACTATATCCTCAGCTCCACTACGCTAGGGACTGAATCCACTGCAGACTTCTTCTTTGGGGACAACAATGGTCTTAAGTTCTTCACATCCGGTAACTCAATTGCTCCTAACTTTTCTGCGGTTGTAGATGGTGGAACAAATCAAGAGATTTCAGTTCTAGATTATTGGAGCTCTAAGTCTTCTAACTTATACTTAGTTCTGCCCGAAGCTTCTCTTAACGGCACTGATAAATTAACTGCGTTTGATATTAGAGGAATCTCTGATGTTCTAAGAGAGTACACTCCACTACACACTCTTAGTAGAATTTACGGGGGAGTCGACCTTAGCGGTGACGGGTATACGCCAGAAGAACAAAACACAGACGCTGGCATGTGTATGGTTATAAAAGGACAGCTACAAGAAACTAATACTGTCGCCATGCAAAACAATATCGTGTCTTCTTGGGTGGGAACTCACGGCACGGGGGGATTAGCTAAACTCGTAAACAATCCGCTTCCCCCAACAACAACTATAGAAAATAGATACCTTCCGGGAACCTCCGGGAGAAACCTCTTAGATGAACCAGCTCTTAGGGGTGGTACATGTAGATGGAATGAACAGGACCCTGATGGGAATTACATAGTCTATGACCCAATAGACATAAACACAGATTTCCCAACCGCTGAAGAGTACCCTACTCTAAGTGAAGAACAAAGAAAAGGCGTTGCTATCTATGAAGCAGTTAGAAGATATGGCTCCTTTCAAAGTGAGTTCAAGACTGACGATGCGCCAAACTCAATAAAGTCTTTCGTGTCGGCAGGCGACGGCGCTGGAGCTTCCGGAGATGTTGGGCTTTATGCTAGTGCGTCGTTAACCCTCGGTGAAAATCTCGGTCCTAACACCAGGGGAAATGTTATTTTTATGGACCCGAGTAGATTTACTCCAGGTCAAAGATATAGAATCTCATTCTGGTATAGAGCGGCGACAGGAGATAAACGAGACAAGTCCATATCCTTTAATATTCAGCAAGCTGAACCCTTTGATTCAGAGGACATAGAAACTGTCAAGTTGGTTGATAATAATGATTCCACCTTAGCCTCAGGAACGGCATGGCATTATAAAGAACAGGATTTTGAATATCCCAGTGACGGGGGAAGCATAGGGGTTTCCTCTACATCTTCATTGAACCCGTCCGCATTAGTTGGTCCTTCGGTCTGGTTTGGAGCGTTTGCGTATAGACGCGCTGGGGGGTATACCACTGCTCATTCAGAAACTAGCGTATTAGGTATTGCCAATGTTAAGGTAGCTCCTGTATTTTGGGAACCCGCCGCTGGCTTAGAGCGGAACTCCATTAGGAGAAGAAGTTATCGGTACCTCCTAAGCGGTTCTAATTATAATCGAGAAGGACGGTCTGCTCCGATATCTAACGCCTTCGCTACAAGTGGAAGACTAGACCTGATACCAACAGAAACAGGCTACTTACCTCAATATCTTCCGAAGGGCTTTAACTTCTCCGGACAGAACTTTATATCTCCTGCAGTTAATGCTATGAGCGGTATTTACGATGCCTCAAATACGGCATTCATTGATGAAAATGTTATTCGGGGTAATGCTCCTGATGCAAATATTTTAGGAGTCCCTGTAAATCTTTCCTTCCCTTACCGTGCGATAGAAGAGTTACTGGACTGTAGTAGCAGCAACGAAAAGAGAAGGCAGTTTACTAAATCTCCTAAGCAAATCTTTATCGATTACGCATTGCGTAGAGGAAAAGATGATTACTCCTTCCTAGACTTCTCAGAGCATAACATGATATATTCTGAGTTTGGTTCCGGGTTCCATCAGCTATGGTTAGATTATAAGGACCCTAGTAAATTTAATTTAAATCTATCTGGAGGTGGACACGACGCATTAGCTTTCGCCTTCGGACCTTTAGTATTTAACAACGACTTTAATACGCGTGGTCCCGCCGCATCCGCCACTAACTTACCTGGGCAAGACTACGAGTTCTCTGGGTTGCGTGCGTATAGGGATGGAGATAGAACTGCTCTCAGTTCTTTACAGTTTGCAAACATTGCTGGAAGTGACGGCATTGTAGGGGAATCCTTTGAAGACCCTAACGGTAGACTGATAGCTGCCACGTTAAGAGGTTTGATTTTTAGCCAAGGGTTTGGTTCTTATAAGAGTGTGTTTGATACGTATGAGTTTGGGAAAGAGACCAACATCTGGGCTAACCAATCTATCTTATCTGGAATTGAGTTGGTGTGTAAAGAAGGCACTAACAACTTAGCAGTATTTAACTATAAAGATTTTACTGACGGATGTAACCCATATCTTACCTCTACAGCATTAGACAAGAGTATTACCGTGTTCGGGGGTAAAGAAGATGTTACAGATAAGTCCAATGCTCTTAGAGTTAGGTTCCCATTATCTAAAAACTTTAATCTCCTTGCTAACGGAGACTTTAAATTAGAACCCACATCCGCCAGAACCTTAGAAAGTTCTTCTTTGTCTGCGGTATCTAACTGGGAACTTCTAGACCCACTACGAACTCCAAGGTTCCGGAGCGGCGCTCTCCCTTCTAATTATGGTTGGGTAACTCCTAGCTCAGTTAATTTCGCAGATTACAGTGGGGTTCCAGGAACTTACGAAGATGTTCTCGTATTCTTTAGTAAAGATAATCCTCCTACCTTGGTCGGCGGCAATGAGAAATCAATGATTGCGACCGTAAACGAAGGCAGGCAAGAAGAAGCTGTAAATAGTCCTTTAACATTAATCCCCGGAGAGAACTACAAGATTGAATTAACTGCTTCTTCACTAGCGGCTACTGCTGGATTTGGATTCGTGCTCGGAAACGTAACAAAGAACGTTTTTTATAAACCATCCGACGGCACCTGGGGAACGGAAACTGCCTTCTATCGCTTAGCTCCTGCTGCGGGAGAGATTACTAATAAATCTTACACAGTATCTAAAGAGTTTAATGTTCCCGTCTCTGCTAATATAGATGGAAATGTTTCGCAAAATATAACCTTCTCCCCAACTGACAGGTGGAAGTTGTGGATTGCTCCGTATTCTAGTGCTAATACCGGCAGTTATACGTTAGATATGTTGTTCAAAGCGACGATATCCAAGCAACAATCAAATACTTTGTATCCTAATAGAAAGTATAGAGCCGAGGTGTATGTGGATTACCATGACCCGGAAGGCTTAACCGATTATTTAGGAATTAGATTAGTAACAACTCCTAATCCTTTAGTGAATGGTTCCGCAATGAAGAGTTTTGCTTACGACTGGAACGGTGTTGGAGCTAGGTGGCAACTAAACTCTCCTGGAGATTTAAGTAAAAATATGAACATCTCCATGCAGGAGTTGCCTCCGTTTATAGATGTTCTTTCTGGCTCTGTACCCCAAACTAAAAAGATTGAGTTCGAGTTCACTACAGACAATCACCGAGGTCCGATAGACCCTGAAACGCGACAGCTTATGTCTATAAGTAGAGGTCCGGAGTATGGAAACATACATACTTCTGATACTTCCTATACTCTGGAGTTTATACCACTCATGCCGGAAAGACAAGTGATTACCGATGCCAACAGACCTTATATCAGGCTGAGGAACTTGAACATTGTGGACGTTGAGTATAATGAATCAGTTAAAAATTTGACGACAACTGAGGCAAAAAATTTCTTAGAATACTTTAATACCCTAAGGCTGACGACAGCTACTAGAGATTTGGCTAAAGGTGAAGAATTAGGTTTGGGTACTAAAGGCGGCGCTAGGTCTGAATATCTAGAACCTTGGGGAGGACCATTAGAATCAACTATTGATTACCAAGTTAGCGGTTGGACACCGTACAGTATTTAAAATGAGAGGAATCGTAGAAGTAGTTCAACATAAACAATCCGGAGGTTCTGAGGTTGTTTATCGGGATAATAACATGATTGTAGACGGTGGAAAACAAACTATCGTCAATATGCTAACCCATATCCCAGCTCCTTCTGGAGCTGTTGATACCTATAAAACTCCTGATGGAAGTATCTTTTACTTAGGCACTAATCTGGTTGCTGATTCCAATTATAACTCTGCGTACTTTGATTCCAGTTCTTTTTTATCCTCCACTAAGAATTCAGGAGCTGGAGCTGTTAAAAACTTCCCTCCAACAGACGACAACTTCCGAATAGTATCTGATATTTTTTGGGGGAAGACAGCCCCCGCAGATGAGGTAGCACTAATATGGTCGTCAACTAGTAATCAGTCTGACGGATATCTTGCCGTAAGTGCTACGAGCCCAGGAAGTGATGATGAAATAGGAGCTAGGTTAGTTCTTAGTAGTATCTCCTGTCCTTCAGGATATTTCTATTACGTTCAGGCGGACGTTAAAAACGGTAATGGTTCTATTGCCGATAAGACCATAAAGCTTAGACAGTTAACTCCTGGCAATATCGCAACTTCTAGTGTAACTTTAGCAGCTAGTTCTAATTCAGGGTGGGCAACCAACGATTGGTTTACAGTTAGTGGGGTTTACGATTTCAGGCAACCAACCACTGGAACTACTATGTGTTTAGATGCTTTTGCGTATTCGAACACTAGTAACTTTGACGAATCACAACTTTTCATAGACAATGTGGTTGTTCGCCGCCTGCACACAAACAAGACTCCTAATCTAGATGAAATAGGAAACTACCAAATAAAAGCTATGACCTTGGGTTCTGCTAAACAGAACTTTGACGCTCATGATTCCCGGTACGGAGTGCAGTATAACTATACTGCAGCCAGCGCACAATACTTAGAGATGAGTGGCGTTAGCTCTGTTATATTTGCTAAAGCTCCTTCTCTTAATAACCATATTTTTGATACAGTAGGAAATAAAGGAAATAAAAACGTAGCCGCGCAACTATCTTATGGAAATCAAGCTAGGAGTACATCTCTGCTTCCTGAAACTCAAGTAGAAGGGGAGCCTGAGATTAAGTATTCTTATACTAATGCTAAAGGAGATACGGTAGATGCCTATTGCGTGACCAAAACCAAAGGACAGGATTACGTTATAGTTGACGCTCCCATTCCTTCACTTCCAACGCAGCCTATAACTCTGCGCTTAAACGGGGAATCTAGTGTTCCTTTTGAAGTAGCATTTTATAGAAGAACTAAGCCTAATGTTCCTTTCAGTACTGCATACGAAAAACAAGAATATTTTAATTTTGAGCGGAAGATATTCACACCCTATGAAGATTATAAAACAGTTGAATTAAAACCAAATCAACCTACTGTTGTTTCCTTCGACCCGCTACCACAAAGAGAAGATAACTTCCTAGTTAACCTTCGTAGTGATTTTGTCGCTAGGTTTATATTACCTAGAAGATACTTGTACGAAAAAGGCTTCGTTGCTTTAGAAAGTATAGAGCTTGTCGATAGTGACGTTTATTCTGTAGCTAATCCAACGTTTGGTGAGAGAGAGAATTATCTCTTTAATTCTGATTTAAGCAAATACTCCTTCTTAACCAACGCTCCAGATTACTTAGCGTCTTCTTTAGGGTTAGTGGATTTTGCCAACTGGGATGTAATAAATCCTCTATCCAACTCTTCTAACCCAATTGATGAAGCTAGTGCGTTGGGTTCAGTAACCCTGTATCGTAATTCGATAGGAGAAACCGGAGCGGTGCTGCAAGCATCTGCGTTGCAATCGTTTGACCTAAGTGCTTGTGCAAGTATATCTCAATCTTTTAATATTCCTAACTATGCGGCGGAGTGGTTCTCTACGGTAGAGTTAAATGACGGAGGTATGCACACTCCAATAATGACTATGTCTATGGATGTGTATGTGGCGTCTGCGACTTCAAAAGGAATTAAAGTGAGTTTGGTAAATGAATCTAAAGATACTTACTACGCTTTTAGGACTGACGATGCATCTGGGTATGTAGAAGGGGAATGGGGAACTAATGTTCCTTTTGAGATTAGTGAGGCAAATGGCAATGCTGTTTCCGGTGAGTTTGTAAGCGTATCTAAAGTTATTACATTACCCACAGCGTACACTAGAGATAAGTTTAGAATAATTATTGACGCTGATGGTGTTGACGGAGCTGACCATCTTGCAAAGTACATTGTTAAGAATATTCGTTTCGGACGACTGAAAGGCTGGGAGTACGGGCACCAAGCCTTAAATAACAATCCTCTTACAAATCGCTCCTCGCTACAACTTCCAGGAGGAGTCCACGGCACGGGAATAATGTTTAGTGCGGTTGACGCATTAGCCAATTTCAATGCAACCAACGGTAGTAACTTTGATGAGCTGACCTACATAGGTCAAACCTTCTCAGACATCGACCCAAACAAAAAATATAATCTAATTATCGATGCTGAGAAGCAGCAACTTAACCAAGACTCTTCAATAGCGGTTTCGTTATGGCATTCAGATTATACAAACAATCAGAACGGGGAGTCCGACGTTGCTAAATTAATCGGAATATACCACGGGGTAAACGGAGGCGGAAACAACACCGGTAATTTATACACAGGATATAACTCTATACTAAACCCCTGCGCTGCGGATAGAAAGGTTGATTCCTATCGAGGTCTTCCTACTACTAACCCAGAATACCACAATAGAGATGAGAGGGCAGTACAATTTCATCCTTCTCAATTCTTGTATGTTCCGTTAGCTCCTAACTCTAAGTATACTTTTAGTGTGGATAGCGCACGACGCGAACTATCCGCCACTTACACCTCTGAACTAGAATCTAATGCAATATCAGATAGTAGAGATGTTGGTTGTTACTTATTTTTAAACGGACCTCAGTCTACTCGTTTTTATTATAATTTTTCTCTCAAACGTTTTGTCGGAGACAAGCCCGCTGCGGAAGACCCGGATATAGAAAACTATAGATTTAGATTTAGTAAGGGAGGGAGTCCGTTTAATGAGATTAGAAACGAAGAGCAGCTAGTTTACACTCCAGCTATTAACAGACAGGCTGCGTGGATACTAAACGATGATGATACCTTTAGCGCGGGATTCGAGTTCTTTACGATTGCAAAGGATGGAGACGTAGATAAGGACGATACGAGCGCAGAGAGTATAGCAAATCAACAATGCTACGTTACAGACTTCTCAATAAGAGGAAACTATCCTACGTGCACTGATACTGTAGCTCACTTCCAATATAATTTAGCGGACGTACCTACTGAGGCTATTCAACCAAGGGTATTCTTTTATGATGGGGATGGGACTTGGACTAAAATTGGAACTAGTGAAAGCGACTTGTTTGCTGTTTCTCCACAAAGCCTAAGTGGTTCTTTAGGGGAAGGAATTCCAAGCACTGAATATTCACTATCCGGCAACAGCCAAATCTGTATTCCTATTCATGGTATGAATGAGATGATGGGAACACTAGCCAACGGAAGCGACGGAACATCTTTCGCAGCGAAAGGAAGTGCAACCGAAAATAGTACTTACAGCTTGTTCTTAATCTTTAACAAGGGCTGTTCTGTAAAAATAAATAAAGTTGAGCTAGTTGACGTTTCCCTAGGAGCTTACGGCGGTCCGATTCTATCTAATCAATCTAACATTTCTACTTCAGAAGAGGTAGACAATGTTCCTGTAGGCTTAGTAGGAGGGTGGCATACTCACTTTGTAGACCCTCAAACAGACGAGCCTGATATTCCTAAAATCTTTGTAAGAGATTTTTCCGGCACTCAATTCTTAGGTGTTTCTGGTTCGGATACGACCAAGTACCAGAAGCCTACTATTTGCTACTCAGATTACATATCTAACCTTGGCTTTACTAGTAAAGAAGCTTCCGTTGCTGTAGACCATTGGGGCGGAGGTTTCGATAGTCTGTACAAAGCTTTCCAAATATACAACACAGATACGAAAGAACGTCAGGTATGGGATTTCACAACAAATACGTGGCTGGTAGATAACGACAATTATCCTCTTTCGCTATCAAAGTATAGAAAGGTTACGAAGCCTTTTAAGGTTCCAAACGAGTCTTTAAAAGATTACTACCCAGGACATGACTGGATTACTAGTGGTATTAGTATTCCTAAGTGGGAAGGCAGAACCTCTGACCCAAGAATATTTACTGTAATGTTTGCTCCGCAGACGGGCAAAGGTCAGTTTTACCTTCGGAACCTTAGGTTCTATTCTCAGTATGACTATAAAGATGTTAGCTCTGTCTATCCTGAGTTCCCAAACCCAGAAGATACTTCAATTCAACCTGCCACGCCAGGAACTCCTGGAAAGCTAGGTCACTTCTTAAACAATATTGAGTTCTATACTTCGGCTAATTATGCAACTGGAGATAAAACTTTAGAAGAAGCCTTGGTTGATGGATGTTATCCCCCTGCGGAAGGGATATTGTATATGTCGGGCGCGGGAGGAGCAGCAACAGATACTCCCACGACGTTGTATGGAAATCTTAACCGGTTCTCCGTAATCACTCCTAATGGTTACATTCTAGAGCAGCAAAGAATGCCTTATGGCAAAAGTACTTTGTTTGATTCCAGTTGTGGATTTGTAATGCAGCCGTGTTACGATGTTTATTTTTCCTCTACTGCTAAGACAAAGGCTCCGCACGTAGGTTCTTACGGAGTATTTTACTTAACTGATAATTTATTATCCGTTTCCTCAGTTGATGTGATGGGAAGCAACGGTAACTTTGAAGGAGGTTATCTGGTTAGCGGAAGCACTAACGACCATGACGGAGCAAACAATTGGTATACAGGACTACAAGGAAGAGACTCTATATCTTTCCTTTCTTCCATAACATCAGGAACCAACCCGAATACAACCCCCGGTCAACAGTGGGCTTATGCTTCGAAGCCAGGGGATTCTAGATGGTCTTTAGTATTGTCTGGAGACGACGATGGTGAGCCTGCAAACCTTAAAGGACTGTCTTATTCGTTTAATCAAGAAACAGCTCCAAGTGGTTATAACTATTTGGCGGAGCAAGATGTTCAATTTTTAGGTGGAGACGGGCTGGACCAAACGGTAGCGCTATTAGAGCAGTCTGATACCGGAACGGATACACAGTTCTTAGTCTTAGCCTCTGACACAGAGATGAAGTGGCTACAAGATAACAGTCCAAATGAATTTTCTTCCGTCAGCGCGGTAGGTTTTTACGAGCCACTGACTGGGGAGCTTGATGGTCACCTACAATGGCATAACCTTATATATGATACACTGGGTGCAGCATCTCCAGCAAACGCTGTTTCATCAGTCATGGCTGTAGACAATCTGTCATTGAGGAGACTTTGTGCTCCTGGAGATGATATGGCACAGCCTAGAGTTAAGTATGCGATTACACTATCACGGGATGAATGGGAGCTTCTTGATAAGAAATATGGAGGCATTGAATCTGTTGGTTTGCATACAATGAATTTGATAGAAACAGCCCGGAAACGAGGAAGCGAAAGAGCTATGGCTGTTCCCCCGTATTTGGTTTCAGGCTCACAATATCCCTTTAGTAGTACAATGACTTTGGGTGATTTGGCTGGGTATGCTGGAGCTCCTACACCCGCTGCCGTTGTTGAAGGAGCCCAATATCGAAACTCTATGTGTTTGCGGGCAAAAGAAGAGCCTGTGGATAACGTTAATAGAAAAAATGTTTCTCGGTTGTTCCATACAGGTTTTGGTTCTCCTTCCTTTGACCCATCGGGCTGGGCTTCAGGGGTTGGAAACGCAATGACCTTATCATTTAAATATAAAGTTGTTGACGATTTAGGGACTCAAGGAACTCCCAAAGGGTATGTAAGCTCTCCTCATTTTGGAGTTGTTGAGCTTGCTGGAAAACAAAATCAATGGCAAAGCTTCAATAAATCATTCTCCATAGCAGCGTCTGCCGCAGGCGAAAATGATGTCATGTGGTACTTCGCCAAAGACCAAGAAACCTCGTTGGCAGGCAGGAATGAGATTAGATTAGACGAAGTTAAATTAACTAATACTACAAATGGGGATGTAATTGCTGACTATAATTTTGCCCTCACTGATTCCGGATATCTGGACAATGATGTAAGTGCGTTCAGCACAGATTGGAGCGCTCCTAACTTTATGAGTATTGATAGAGTCTATGATGGTGCATACTACGATAGTAGCCTATATACCTCAGAACAATTAATTGAAAATGAACCCGTGTTTGATTTGTTTGCTAAGAAAGTATTTTTCCCAGGAGGATTAAAACTTGGAGATAACTCAGATAAACTAACTATAATATGGACACTATATTTTTAGCATGAATTTTAACGACTACTGCGATTACAAGGGACACCTAGAGATTTGGAAAGTTTTTCCAGATGGAGGTGAGGAGTTGCACTTTGAAGAAGACAATGTTGTTTGTAGTGGAATGGGAGCTAGCTTGGCGTTAGCTTTTGGTGCTTCAGCAACTTCAGATATAAGAAATTTTCAAATTACTTTGTTCCAACTTGGAACTGAGGGCGATAGCACTTTTAACTATCAAGTATCTTCCAATGGTAGACTAGGAGCTGCGATTGCAAGAACAGCTTATGGCGACACAATCGAAACGGTAGAACAAAGTTTAGTTGCGTCAGGCATCGAGCATAGAGGGGAGGGTTTTGGTGTAATTCCCAATGCGTACATAGATAAAGTAACGGATACAAAAGTTAGATGGCGCATAATCCTTGATGAAAACACTGCGAATAGCCAAGTTTTAAATGAGATAGGCTTGTTCAGTAAAAACCCACACCAAACGACAATAGGCAAATCTTACTTATGTGCTTATAGAAAATTTAACGACATAACAAAAACGTCGGACTTTATTCTAGATTTTAGATGGACAATTGAATTCTAATGGCTACTAATATAACTGATTTTAGCTCCGCTGGAGGCAACAATGTTCTAAAGAGAACATTTGAGGAGGGGTATTTATTCGATGCCAGCACGTTCTATAACTGGGAGCAAGATAACATTCCTCTTGCTAAATTAATCGAAAGAACTAATTTGCTTCATCAGTATGCTGGTTATCCAGGAGAAGAATACAAACCCACTACTATGACGTTATCTTCTGTAGCTGATGAGGCTAACGGAATCTATGATAACATGGATGATATTATTGCTCGGATTCCAAACAGGCTATCCTTCCCCTTACTTATTGAATTGTGTACTTACGGGGACTTAGGAGCAGTAACCTTCAATGATATTACTACAGTTGGTCAAGGAAAGCTTGAAGTTAGAAACCAAAACTTTGGCTATGGACCTTCTGCCGTAACCAAGACTGTGGTTGCTCTTACAGCCGCCGGGAAAACTGAAGCTAGTATTAATGACCAAATTACAAACCCGTCCGGTACTACTTTACAGTTTAGCGCTCTAACTAAAATTCATAGCCCTAATGAGGCTAGTGGACTTCAAGGCAGTATTAAAGCAGTCTCCTCAGTACGCCTAGGGGAAATTTTTTATAATGGCACTGCCTTAGCACAACAAGATACTGTAACGAAAAATTATTTTACCACTGTCTTTGCTCAGAAAGCTCCCGACACAAATAATGAATCGGATAGAATGTACTTCTCTAAAGGAGCTGAATTCACTGCTACTGATGAGATAACCATTAATCCATATAAAAGAAGCATAGACAAATCTATTGTTAGTAGTGTCGTAGCCACTAGAACCGATTTTGCTCCTAGAACCCAATCAGGGTTCGGGGAAAACTTAGAAATAAGAAGAGTGCAGCTAGATGATGATAATGAAGCTGCAGCTACGTACGGTAAAAACAGATTATCCGTTGCTATGTATGGCAACTATTTCCGTGGGGTTACGGTAAAAAACTGTAACGGGGATATTAAGTTTACAAATATCTGTGTTGACGGAGCTAGTGGAACAGACTCTGAAGCTTCGTTCTTGCTAAGCCACAATACGGAACACGGATTCGACGTAAACTCTTCTGATATTATTTTACAAAACGCAGCGGTTTGTAGAACACGGTCTAGCGGCTTCCGTTTCAGAAACTCCGAGATTGGTGTTTTGGGAAACATGATTGCCTATAGAGTTTACCCAAAAAATACTGATGGAACGCGAAGTAAAAAGTATTTTGGTACGGGACTGAAATCAAATAATTCTACTATTGTTTTTTCTGATACCCCATTAGGCACGGGGGTTTTAACCTCATTCAACCGGTTCCAAGTTACGTTCGCTAAGAATGATATTGGAATTCAATTAAATAACTCGACAATTGAAGGAGGCACTTTCCAAGATGGAGAAGTTCGTCCTAACGCTGGAGGTCTTGATTATACTACAGGCATTATTCAATCCTATCAAAATTATCTCTACGGCGTGGAGGCTATTAACTCTGAGTTAAATTATTTGGGACGTTGGGATGTGTTTAATAATAGAGAAGGATTTAAATTATTAAACAGTGTTATGAGGTCTCCTCAGTTTACGTCTGATGATAACCAAGGACTAGGCATTAATTTAGAGGGCTCTCAACTAGTATACGGCTACCGAGGAGACGAGCTTTATGGATATAATGCCGGTGGAAATTACAGAATACCCAACGGGGGTCAGGTTTTTAACGGAACTTGGTTACAAAGCAAACCCGCTTTTGCGGTAAGCTATAATGGACAGAACCTAAGGGCAGCTAACAACTCTTCAGTAAAACCTTGGTACCAAGATACAAATGCCTCCTCTATCCCAGACTACATGGGCAACTGGGGAGGACAATCAATAGATTACTACGAAGGAAGAAACGACACTGATAATGCTGCTTCCGGAAGCTTTGCAACTTGGCACGGCTCGGAGTATTCTAGGTATAAGAATGACGCCGGGTATAATGGAGGCAGCGCAACCGATGTTCCTTGTGTGGTTGTTGAAGGAAACTCTGATGTGGAGTTAGTTAACTTCTGCGCAGCTGCCGAGGAGAACTCTCCAGGCAAAGGTAGAATCGCCTACGTAACAGACGGTTCTAAAGTAGCGTTTAGAGGAACGAATGCGTCTAATACTACATTCTTCTTGGATACTAGTGGAGGAACTATAGGTTCTCAAGCACGAGTCTGGACTTCTAGCCCTATCTGTGCGGATAATGGTTCGACTATTGAACTTACTGGACCTACTAAAATTTCTAGATTTGGAGTTGGCGCATTAGCGGATAACAATTCTCTAGTTAAGTTCACTACTCCCTCAAACGGAGCTATCCCGGAAGTGGTTAAGTATGGTCTCCTAGATAGTAGAAATCATACTCAGGTAGAAGTGCACTCTAGTAGAGCCTGCTTTGTTGCAAATAAAAACTCAGGAATTATATTAGAAAACCTAGGCGGATTCCCGTTCGGATTTGTAAGCAGTGTTCCTGGAGCCGCAGGACAAGGCACAGCACCTTCTTCGATATCAGTCAAGTACTCAGGTCTTTACAAGAGCGAAAATTATATAACGTCTTCACTGTGGTGGAGTTCCTGTAGTGGAGCATACGTGCAAACGTATCCTAATGGCTTCAGCACAAACACTCCAGCTGCGTACAATGCTGCAACCTCAGCTACGGGCAAAGCTCACAGACAAAGTAGATTACTTGTTGATACCGCGTCCGAAGCCATGGATAACGTTACCACGGGAGGTATGGTTGCAAGGGCTGTTAACGGAAGTTACATCGATGTTCTTGGTGTAAACTTTAAGATGGATGTTAATAAGCACAACTTATCAGGGGTAGTTTATAATCCTACTAATTATGGACGCGAACAGTATCCTGATGGAGAACCCGGAAATGATTGGGGAGACCAAGCCACAAGTGGAGGTTTCCAAGGAAATGGAGGTGGAGGTGCTTACGAAGGCGGAATAGGTCAAGGCAATCAGTATCAGTACGATTTCTCTTCAGATTGTTCACAAATGCCTCCTATACATTTCCAAGCATCTAGCTTTGGAACTAGATTGCATATTTGGAATATCGCGGATACTTCCAGAATCAAAGTTCAAGATGTATTAATTAATGGTAATAACCCATACTCGGAATGCGTATCTAAAGGATATCATGGACCTTCCGGCAAATGGGGTAATGGAGTAGCCTTGGATTATTTCGGTGAATTTGGTGCGGCACAAAGGTATGCAACGTATACTCCGGGTAACCCTAACAATAATGGTGAAGTGGGAGCTGCTGGGTTCCAAAACTATGGTATCTTTAGGTTGATGCTAGGACACAGAGGGGATGTTAAATCTTTCTATGGAGTTAGCTCAGACCTGTGGCAAAATAGTGTGACGCCAACATCTGGCTCTTACCAATATACTTTCGGCGCTGACGGGGAAGGTTGGGCATTAGACCAAATCAACTCTCAAGGATATATGAGTTTCTTTGGACAAGGTAACTCGCTTCCTGGAGCTTTATCGAATGGTGCTCAAGGTAGAAGGTACTTCACTCAAATAAACCCAGCTACCCAAGACAGATTTAGTACTTCTGGAGCTGATTATGTGTTTGGTTTTGGATTACCTGCTGGTACTATGGGAGTTGCTTCTTATGTTAACCCGGATATTAACTACTATACCCCGGCTAGCTTTAACCCAGGCAGCGCTTCAGGTATGGACATTAACCCATATATTGAAAATACTGAGTCTGGGCTAACAAATATAACTGCTTCTCCTGCGTTTGCCATCCCACCACTTCACGGAGATTGGCAAGGATACATGAGAAACTTTGTAGATGAGTCGGGAGCCTGCTTATTCCAAAATGCAAAACACCTAGCCACTAGACAAATTGGAGGCATATCTATATACAGAAGCACCGTGTCTACGGGAGGTGAAGGCAGAGATGGTTCTCCTACTGCCGTAGATTTTAGTCCTGGGGTGCGTTCACTCAACATCTTTGATTTAGATTCCTTAGTATAATGACTGATAAAATTAATAAAAATATTCGGTATTACTTACCAAACGACCCGTATTACTACGAGGTCGATAATCTACCTTTGCAAGATTTGTTGACGAACGATGAGAGACTTCAGATTCAGATTGACGACCTTCGCTCCCAATTGGATGTTACTCAGGGACGAGCTTCATTCGGGGAACTAAAACCCTTCTTATCAGACGGCGACCCCGGTAGAGTCTTTGTTAACCCTGGTAATTTTTTGGCGAGAATGGATTCAGCGTCCGACAGGTTTACGGGACTAGAAGAAACCCAAGACAATCAGGATTTAAGTTTACCAACGGCTGACGTAAAAACCACTGACGTAGAATCAAATGCGCAATTTCTTGCTAGCGGAACTGCGAGAACGTCTTTAGTTAGACTAAGATTAAATGAAGACGGCACCGTACCTAGTGTTCCGATTTCTGCCGGAAACGTAGAGGACTACCCAGCAGATTCAGACTCCCTGCCTCCTGCGTACAGACTAGACTTAGTGTACGTCAAAGCAGAGAAATCCGAAGACCAAGACGGAGGAACCCCGTCCTTGTCTGTTTTACGAGGAGCTTATTTTATTAGAGGAGCTAACGGTGCTTTCGGCAGGTCAGGAACCGACCTACCTCGATACGAAAACACTGGCACAAAGAGCAATCCTAGAACAATGATTCAGGATGTAAATAATGTACCTCCTGTATTAATCGAAGCAAAGACTAACCCTGGAGATGGCAAACCTTTATTTACAACTGTTCCTACTGCTGATATTTTAAATTCAAAAGGATATGAAAACACTCCGCTTCGCCAAAGTCCTGATGGAGCGTCTATCAATGTTGCTGATTTAGTTGATTATGTTGCTAGCCAAAGCAATAGTAGTTTTGGATTACCTATATGTTACGTACTAGTTCCTTTCAATTATATTGAAGGCACGGCATTAACAGAAGATAATCTCATTGATATAAGACCATTCTTTAGGTCTAATGAATTAACATTACCTGAAAGACAGGCGATTGCTACTGCTGATGCTCCTAACATACTAAATCCGTTCACTACTCTACGGTCGATTAATAAAAAGTTTGCCTACGAAATTAATAGAAACTTCAGTGCAGGCACCATTCAATCTCAAATAGACCAGCTCAATACGTTAATTGGAACTCTCCAAGCTCAAGTAGACAATATTCCTATTATTGGAGAGCAAACAGTAGGTACGTCCGTGTCTTGGCTTTCAACTCCATACACAATCCTTAGTAATGTTACCGGCACTAAACCTTTAACAACCGTAAAGCTTAAAACTATTCCTGGGTTAGAAAACATACATAGCCAAATCACTAACATTTTATTCACCGCTTATGCATTTCAGGCTGGACCTGACGGCGGAGGCTTCGAAAACGGTGCAGGAACACTTGAAGTAGGAGCTCCAGGATATGCAATGTTCGTTGCTCTGGCATGTCGTGCTGCTGGTTCGCGAGACTTAACCGGCGCTGGTGGAGGTGCCAACTGGCAACCAGTAGGAAGGGACGATTCTGGGGATAACGCGATTCAATATGAAATTCCTCTTAGGTTTGACGAGGGAGTATACTACAAAGTAGTTGGCTACACCACAGGAATTGCATTGCAACGCGGATAATTAATACTATATAACTTATTATGTGGAAAACCATTCTTGAACAACTGAACGCTGCTATCGCCCGAAACTGGGATTGGCTCCTCGCTCTAGTCGCGGGGTTCGTCCTTGGTGTTTTTGCGGTATGAGGCTCCTAGTCGCATTTACTCTTCTGTTTGCTAGTTGCTCAATGCTCGCCCCGATTGGCTTCGGTGCTGGCGGAGCAGCAGCAGGAAGTTTAGCGGGTCCAGGAGGAGCTGCAGCAGGAGCAGCAGTAGGAGTCGCGGTAGCCCAAAGTACCTTTCCCGACGACTCTTCTGACCCGGAGCCAATAGGACCGGTAGCTTCTTCCCTTAATGAAGCAGGTGACCTTCTCCAAAAAGTTGGTTATTGGTACCTACTTATCTTTGTTGTGGTACCGCTCCTAAGTAAGAGGTTTAGAACATGGGCAAAAGATAATATGCCTTTACCTACTAACTTCGCAAAAAAAACAAAAAAAGAAGTTGATTTGTATAAGCAAAGACTAGATAAATTAGAATCAATAGTAAAGACCACGCCCGAAGGTGCGCGTCTTTTAGTTGAGGAGAATTAATTATGAAATATATCGCGCAAGACAACAACTCTTTAGGCATTAAAGGAGTTCCCCAAGATTTTGTAAATCACCTTATGGAAGGTTTAGGAGCTGCTCCAGTCGGTGAGGCTGAAGAAATCCCCGCTCTGTACGAGAACAATGGTAGTGTTTTTGGTTTGGAAGAAACTGTTTATGAGCACGAAGACTTTATGTTCTTAAAGCTAGCAGAACTTTCAGACACTCAGTACAGCCAACTTACTGAATCTAATGTTATAACTGAAAACGTAGTATTTAATGACGTTGAGTATGGACTGTCTGAGGACATCTACGAAATCGAAGGTGAATACTATGTCGGTCTTACTGAAGACGTTGAAGCAGAAGAAGATAACGAAACTGTTTTAACCGTTGAAGGTAGAGACTACATTGTTTGTGAGAGTGAAGAGGATGCGGATTTTGTCGCTTTCTTATCTGAAGATGAAAACGGTGAATTTATTGTCGTTGATGAAGACGATGAGTATGAGCACGCTCTTTATGTTAAGGAAGTAAACTAATGGCAAAAAGCATGGCTCAAATGGCTGATGAAATACTCAGCACTTATGGTGTTTCTGATGAGGAAGGTAATGTTCAATCCTTTCCTACTCAGAGCATCAATGAGTCCATGCAATCCCCTAGATTACCCAAGGCATCTTCCGCTGGAGTTCCTGTTCACGAAGCTCTTCCTCCTTGTACTGATAATGCAAGAAATCTTTTTATTCAATCTGCTTTACTTGCGGAAGGTAAAATGAAAGATTTGCAGATAAAGGCTGAGGAAGGTGATAAGGAGGCTCAAAAGAAATTAAAGAACATTAATGACCCTAACTTCCGCCCAGGGCAACAAAATGGGCATGTATCGAAACGGCTGAAGAAAACTTTAACTAAGGAAGAAATTGAAGTTCTTAAAGCTGCTAGACACATACTTCAAGAAATGACTACGGTAGGTGCCATTGGCGTGAATATGGGAGGACCAGGACATACACCTGCTCCTTCATATTCGTACCCAGGTCTTAATAAGGATAAGAAGAAAAAGAAAAAGAAAAAAATTCAGGTTGCCGAAGGGCATGTAGTTCAAGGAGACCCGATGTTTTCTAAAGCATGGAACTCTGGCATTGTAACCAAGATTCCCGATAGTTCAACCGTATACTTTACGGGAAAGCCACAAAAAATTAAAAGGAGAAAGAAATGAGTTTACTAAGAGATTTTTATGGATTTGGTCACGTTGAAATTATTAGTGAGTCTCGTGGCGGAAATGGAAACATGAAAGTTAGAGGTCTGTTCCAAGAGGCAGAAAAAGCGAATGGTAACAAAAGAATCTATAAAAAAGATACTCTTGCGCGAGAAGTTAATAGATTGCAGGAAATGATTGCCGAAAGAAGATTAGTCGGTGAGCTAGACCATCCTTCTAATGAAGTAGTTCACTTAACTAATGCTTCCCATTTAATAACTGGTTTGCATATGGAAGGCAACCAAGTTATAGGAGAAGCAGAGATTTTAAACACCCCTTCCGGTAAAGTTCTTCAAGAACTACTAAAGGCAGGTGTTAAGATTGGTATCTCATCTAGAGGCACCGGAACACTAACTCCTATTGTAGGTGAAAACCATATGCAAGTTGGAGACAACCTAAAGATGATTACATGGGATATGGTGTCCGACCCCTCCTGTCAGGGAGCATTCCCTACCCTTCAAGAATCTCAACTAGTGTCCGAACAAAGGGAGCATATAGTAGAGAATCTTGAAAACTTAAAAGCAGAAAAAGTTTTTATTACTGCGCTAAAGAAAAAACTGCGCAAAAAGTAAAATTTTTTTAGCGTTTGGATTTTAAACAAGTAAATAACTGTACTAGAGGAAACCATGGAAAACAAAATTCAACAAATCATTGGCACTTTGACCGAAGGTATTTCGGAGCAAAGTGTTGAAGAAGTGTGTTCTCTGGTTGATGAAGTTGTAGAAGAACGAGTTCAAGAGCAAGTTAATCTTCTTGAATCAAAAGTTAGTTCTTTTTTACGTCTTAAATTAGATGAGATGCGTCATGCTGCAAGACAAGAGTTCGAAGCAAGTGATGAGAATGCTCGCGCTTTAAAAATATATGAAGCCGTTAAGACTTTGGTTGCAACCGACATAGACCATGAAGACATGAATTCTGCCTTAGGCGAGTATGAAGCTAAGATTTCTGAACTGGAGGAATCCGTTGGAAGTCTGAACGAAAGCTTAAACATCGCTGCACAGGAGAACGTTCTTCTTGAGGGTAAAGTTAGAACCCTTGAAGAATCCAACGCGGAATTAGAAGAAGGCGTTGCTAATCTACAAGAGCAACGAGCAAACTTAGAAGAGGCAGCTTCACTGCCCTTCAAGTCTTCTGAATCCGCTGTAGTAATCACTAATGACCCAGACCGAAAGGTACTCTCCGAGCAGGCAAGCGCCAATCGCTTCCTATCCGAGGATGTTATTAGACTCTCACAATTGATTAATGAGGGGAGAAAGTAAAAATGCAATATCTCACTGAAAATTCTAGAGAGGGTAATCCTCTCATTCATAAGTGGGAGCCTATTCTTGAGGGTATTGATGACGCGTATGTTCGCGAGTCTACTGCTGTCCTTCTTGAAAACCAAGCTCGTAGCGTCCTTACTGACATGCAGAAAGAGAACGGCGGCTTGCTTTCAGAAGATACTACTGTAGGCAACCTCGGTACCTTTCAAAAGTTCGCTTTCCCACTAGTTCGCCGCGTGTTCCCGGAACTAATTGCTAACAAGATTGCTGGTGTTCAGCCCATGCAAGGTCCAGTTTCTCAGGTATTCTACTTAGGTAGTGACCGAGTTACTAACCCTGCCGGTGGTGAAGGTAACACTATGTACAGCAGATTTAACATCACTTATGCAGGCAAGATTGCTACTACCCAGGGTAACCTAGGCGCACTTGATGTAAGCACTGACGCTGCTGGCGCTGGCGGTAAGACTCTATCTGGTCTTTCTGGTAACGCTTTTACTGCATCACCTGATACAGTCGGTGGTTTCATTGCGAACTTCCCAAGTTCTGTTGCTCCAACTGATTACTACGGTGCTAAGTACAACGTATCTGCTGGTGAAAGACTTTCTGGTTCAGCTATTCCTCAAATTAACTTCCACATCGAACAGCAGGCAGTTACGGCTCGTACCCGTAAGTTCCGTGCTCTCTGGACGTTAGAGGCTGCACAAGACCTTCGTGCTTATCACAACCTTGACCTAGAGCGTGAACTGACTGACCTTCTTGGTAAGGAAGTTGCTCTTGAGATTGACCGTGAAATCATCGAAGACATTCGTAACCTAGCTTACGATTGGGGTCTGAACTCTGCTGCATGGGGTTATCGTGGCAACCTGGAACAGCCTAACGCTAACAACTTTGGTAGCGATGGCGTAAACTTTACTCCAGGCGCATTCGATTACGCTATGAATGGTGTCGATAATGCCAACAAGTTTGGTGTTACTACCGACCAATACGATTCCACTAACGGTTACTTTGGTACTAACCCTGCTGGCTCGCTACAAAACGTCCTTCTTGTGGACTTTGGTACGAGTGCACTTGGTCTAGCTCCTCGTCACGTTGGTGAAGTATATGCCAACTTGTTGGCTGCGATTCAGTTCGCTTCGCAAGATATCTACAAGAGTACCTTGCGTGGTGCTGCTAACTGGATTGTTACTTCTCCATTCATGGCTGCTATCCTTTACTCAGCTTCTAAGCTTGAGGGTGGCGCACCTAAGGAGGAAATCGGCACTCTCGGTGCTAACATCCAATACAAAGGTAAGTTCATGGGTCAGTTCGACGTTTACGTTGACCCGCTTTACCCAGATGATGAAATCATGCTGGGCTACAAAGGTTCTTCACCTATGGATGCTGGCTACTGCTACTGCCCATACATTCCGCTCCAGATGCTACCAACCATTACGGACCCAGAAACCTTCCAACCTAGAAAGGGCTTGCTCACTAGGTACGGCAAGGTCGGTATTGGACCTGAGTCCAGATTCTACCGAATCATCCGTGTTATCGGCGCGAACTCTAACTACCTGTTAACTCCGTTCGCTAAGGCATCTCTGAATAGCCAAGTCGCTCCCTAACGGATAACGACTGATTAATAATAGAAGCCCGCTCTTTTTGAGTGGGCTTCTTCTTTTTATTGGGCTATATAATAGTATACCCATGGCTAAGTTTGTTGTACCTAATTCTTCCTACGGCTCTACTTTTGGCGTTAGAGTAGGAGAAGACCCAGGAGTTGCCGCGTCTGCGTTAACCACTTCTGGCAATGAAATTGATTTTGATACGCTAAATCGTCGTCGTTTTACCGATAGAGTTGCCTTTAATGAGTTTTATACTATTATAAAAGATTCTGTAAAAGCTAGATTAGGACATCCAGTAGTAAGAGTAGAACTAACAAACTTCCAGATATTAACTGCTATAGATGAAGCTATATCTAGATTAGATTATCATGCTCCTGATTGGTGTATAAACTATATGACGTTTCAAACACAGCTGGGTGTAGGCTTATATAAACTACCTAAGTTCGTTTTAAATAATCTACAATACGCAGCATACAAAAAAACATTATTGTCTATTGCAGAGCAATCAGGAACTCTAGAGTTTGATTTCTTCATTAAATATTTCCAGGAAAACTTCTTGTTCCAAGATTTTGGAGTAGCTGATTTCTTTATCCTACAAACTTCTTTAAAAACCATGAGAAGAGTTCTAGGTAGAGAGGGTATGTTTAACGTGGTTAATGGTGAATACCTACAGCTGTTCCCTGTCCCTACGAGTATTAACGAACAGGTTGTGGTTATATTCAAAGCTCTAAACACTCCTACACTTCACCACTATTATATTAATTGGCTGCAAAGATATGCTACCGCTGTGGCTAAAGGTATTCTTGGTCAAATAAGAGGTAAGTATACTACACTACCTTCTCCTGCTGGTGGAGCACAGCTAAATGGTCCTCAACTATCACAAGAGTCTGAAGCTGAGAAAGCTACACTATTACAAGAGCTTCTAACTGAAATCGAAGAACCGCCAGCCGCATTCACTACCTTTGGATAATGGTTACTAAAACTACCTTATCTGGAAACTTAACTCCTCCTAATCCTCCTGTTGACCAGGAGATACTAGTTATTAATAGTGCCTCGGGTTTTGTTAACTCTAGTGCAAAACTATACAACGACTTGTACGATGAGCTTCAAGAGCTGGATAGGAAAAATAATAACAGAGTAAATTTTTATCGGGAGTATACTCAGTCCCTGATGGATAATCTTAGAGGGTTTAGTATCGTAGATACGCAGGGGAGAGCTATAGAAGATATTGAGGTTATCTTTGCCAACCAAGAGAGAGCTGTTGCTAAACTATCTGAAACAAGAACTTTTAAATTACCTCTAGTTTCCGTCTCTATTATCAACACCCAGGAAGATGTAAACAGAAGAAAGCCTGATTTTAATGTTGTTATGGAAAGAAAGTTTGACGTTGAGACTAGAAGGGCTCAGAGAGTAGTTTCCTTAGCTCCTAAAGCCCTGAACCTGATGTATAGGATAAACTTGTGGGCAAAGTACATCGAAGATTTAAACCAACTCTCCGAGCAGCTGGAGGACAGCTTCAGACCCTCCATGCCAGTTACCACTTCTTTCGGAAAGGGCACTCCAGCATTCATTGCGTACTCTACAGACCAATCAACTTTGAGTGTAGGGGATAGACAGGATAGAATAGTTCAAAAAGCTTTTACCGTTAACGTGGAGGGATACCTTCCACAGCACAAATATCTCCTTGCAACTAACGGGAAGATTAAGAGTTTGGTTGTTCCTACAGAACTTACATAAAAAGTTTACCATTATCTCGTCGGAAACTTCTAAATAATACATAGAGAAGAGAATGGCTAAAAAAACCACAACTAAAAAATCAACTCCCAAAACTACTCCCGTTGTTACGCCTAAAACTATGCGAGTCGCTAATGTTTGCGGTAGTGGACTAGAACTTATTCTGATGATTAAAGGTGAGTGGCAACATTTCTGGCTAAATCCGGGTGACGCTATTTCAGTTCCCAGGGTTACTCTTTCTTCCACCGCAAATTCACACCTTCAGAATAGGTTAATTGAAGTAACAAATGAAAACTAGGAGAATATAAATGGCAAGTTTCGTAAGTCCCGGAAATTATGTAATAGAAAAAGATTTTTCTGATTACATCCCTTCCCTCAACAGCAGTGTTGTTGGGGTTCTCGGCTTTGGGTCTAAAGGTCCCGTAGATAAGGCAATCTTAGTATCTAATGCAGAGCAGTTAATCAACACTTTTGGTGACCCAAGAACTGTTGTTGGCGGTCAGGGTCTGTGGGGTGCTTACCAAATTCTGGAGAGAACAAACTCAGTTTACTTCGTTCGTGCAGCAGCTCAAACACAAAGTGCTGCTAGCGTAAACGTATCGGCTGGTACTCAGCCTGCTGTCTGGGTTTCCTCCCTAAGTGGTCTTAACGAATCGGCTGGTGTTGGAGTTTCTTACGCTTTCCTCATTGATGTTTGGAACCAAGATGGAGTTCAAGTAAGCCCTGATAACCCTTACGTTGTCGGTGTGCCAAGCTCTACTGACCAAGACCAAGTTATTAATACTATTAACGAAACTGTAGCCACGTACCTAGATGAATCTGCTCCGTTTACTTTCGTTAGCGGCGATGAAGGACACGTTGGCGCTTTCGTTTCTAAGTTCGCTGGCGCAGGTGCTTACATGAAAGTTCGCGGTTTTGCCAGTACTGCAAGCCACTTTAGCGCTTTAGGCTCTACTGGTCAGGTCGCTGGTGGTGGAGATGTATCTCTACAAGGACCTGGAGGAACTGTAGCTCAACCTTCTGTAAGTGATTTACGAAGTAACGCTGGCTTCTTAGACAACGACGATAAGCCTTTCGGAGCTCCTAGCTCTATGGCTGGTCCTGCGGGGGGTCTGAGACTGTTTGGAACTCCTGGTGTTGATTATACTGCCATGGGAGACGTTCAGCACAGTTGGAGATTTGCCGAAGGTGGACTATCGGGACTTCCCACTGATGCAGACGCATCAGGCTGGGTCGGCTCTGGCGTATACTCTCTAGGTAATACCATAGCTCCTACCTCGGCAACGGGTGGTACGATTAACCTACAATCACTACATCCAGGCTTAGGGTATAACTACTCTTCTACTAATACAGGCACTGGAGTCACTACCTATGGCTTGCGAGCTGCGGTTACTGCCAAGAGAGGCAAGGATACCGTCTTTGATATGCAAAGTGACGGCGCTACCGCTGAGAGCAATATTGTAGATTTTGTTAATGACCCGAACAGCACTCTTTACGATGTTATGGATGTGCTTAATACCAATACTTATGGCAATAACGAAACGTCAGACTTGTACTACGCTAGATTTGCTTATGTAGACTCTAACAACTTCTATGCAGGAGCGGCTACAACTACCAGACCTACTACGTACAGTGGAACGTTCACGGCAGCTGCACAAAATGGTGTTAGTGGTAACGCCCAACAAGGCATTAGTTACGCAGCTTCATTAGCTCTTAACAACGCTAACGGTGCACAAACACTAACCTTCCCTAAAGTACTCGCAGGAAACTACGACTTTGTTAGCGGGGTAAATGGTGACGCAGGTAGCTACAACAACAGCCTAACTAATACTAATGTAACTCAAGCGCTGATTGGAAACCAAGTAAACAGAAGCGGTATGCAGGCTTTCAGAGATGATACCTTAAACCTATCTCTGTGCCTAGTTCCAGGTATTACTACGCAATCAGTTCAAAATAACTTAGTAACAGTTGCTGAGCAAACTCAAAACTTCTTAGCTGTACTATCTCCCCCACAAGGATTGAAAACTGCACAAGAAGCCATCAACTGGCATAACGGAAAAGGTGATGGAAGAACTTCTCCACTTAACTCCTCTTACGCTGCTATTTATTGGTCATGGCTAAAGACTTTCAATGTCTTCACTGCTACCGACCAGTATCTAGACCCAGGTGTGTTTGCTGTCAGACAGATGGCATTCACAGATGAAGTTGCAGACCCATGGTTTGCTCCTGCTGGTTTGAGAAGAGGCAGACTAACCAAGCCTACTGAAGCTGAAGTTACTCTTAACCAAGGCGACAGAGATACTCTATACGCTGGAGGCAACGTAATCAACCCAATTGTAAGCTTCCCTCAGGACGGTTTAGTAATCTTCGGGCAAAGAACTGCTCAAAGAGCCTCTACCGCCCTGGATAGAATTAACGTAAGACGACTAATGATTCAAATTAGGAAACAAATCCTAGCTGGTACTAGACGCTTTGTGTTCGAACCTAATGATGCAATCACTAGACAACAAATTGTTGATGTTCTGCAACCACTCTTGCAAGACATTAAAGACCGTAGAGGCTTAGACGCCTTTAAGGTAATCTGCGATGAGACAGTAAATACTCCAGCTAGAATCGATAGAAACGAACTCTGGTGTAAGGTAATCGTACAGCCTACGAAAACTGCAGAAATTGTCGTATTCGAAATCAACGTAACTAGCCAGACTGGAGGAGTGGCAAGCGCTAGCTAGGACCCTATATAATACAGGAGATTAAACAATGGCATTTAACGTAGAAGCAGTAGACGAGTTTTGGAGGCAAAGCTCCCGTGAACTTGATATCGACATCACCGAAGGTCACAAACTCACACATATGTACGATTCTTTTCGGGCGTATGGGTGGATTGTTAGAATCCCTAATATAGCTGGTATTCTTGGTACAGTAGATAACTTCTTTAATTTTACTGACACCAACGATACCTTAACGTTAGCAGCTCGCCGTGTAACTGGTCTTTCCTATAACGTAGAAACTATCGACGTTAACAAAGTTAACGATAGATTTTACTATCCTGGACGACCTTCTACGCAAACGGCTACCATTTCCTTTGATAATATGATTAAAGGAGATACTGCTAAGTTACTATATGCGTGGATGAGAACAACTTATGACCCAATCTTTGGTACCCACTCGAACCCTGTCATCGCAGGCGACCAATTCAAGAGAACGATAGAAGTTATTCAATTAGATAACCAGCGCAATCCAAAACTGGTAGCTAAGCTTTATGGCGCGTTCCCAATCAAATGGTCTATTGGCGAACTTTCTTATGGCACGAATGATTTTGCAACTATTGATTGCGAAATCAAGTACGATATGATTGTACAATATAAAACCACTGATAGCGCCTTTGAAAACTTTTTAGGAAGCCTCATTCCCGGGCTTGGCTAATAAATAATTAAAGTTCCCAAAAAGGCTTCCTATCTAATGGTGGGGAGCCTTTTATATTGACATGGAATCTATCTTCGACCAACTAATGGAATCTTATGAAGCCATCCGAAAGAGAAAATATTCTCTTACGGAACAGGAAGATGCCTCTACTAAAGATAAAGGTCGTCAAGAGCTAAGTAGAAGATATAATTCCATGATGGGGGGTACGGCAAAATTACCCGACGCACAAAAGAATCAAATTAAAGCAGACCTTCTACAAAAATTACAAGTGCCTCCCGAACAGATGAGAGGAACTGGGGGGACTTACGACCCCATGTATATTCCTTCGCAAAAAGCTGGCTCATTACCTAAGGTGGAGTTCCGCACACAAAAAGGAACAAGATACACTCTTAGTGTTGGCGGGGGACATACAGGAATCAACAGTAAAACTCTAGCGGGAGCTATAGAGTATTTGCAAGGTGATATTGCGGATGATGAAGGAGCTCAAGCAAATTTAAAGGCTGAGCCTGGAGGGGAACAGGCACCCGAAACAGAAAGCGACGGAACTGTATTCGACACAAACACAGGACAAGAAATTGACCAAACAGCAGACTACGTTCCTTATGAAGCTCAGCCAGGAGAGATAGAGAAAGCCGCGCAAAAGATGGATGGTGTTATTCCTGGTATAGATGCTCAGGATTTATTCGATAGAATCACATTAGCTCCTACAGGTGCCAACACCAAGTTGATGAAGTTCAAAAGGTCTCTACGTGGTGGGGATACTCCGTGGGTAGCTCCAGAAGTACAAAAAGAAATTTTTAATGCGCATGTGGATTTGATAGGCGTAGCAAAAAAAATCAAAGAGGGCTCTTACATTGATGATTCTGATTTAACTCCCAGGGAAAGAAAACTCTTAGATTCTTTTGTTTGCCGTAACCCTAAAACCAATGCGGGTTCTTGGTTTGGAAGAAGACAAGCCATGGACTCGGTTAAGAGAGTAGCCCCTAACTTCGCAGCCTATTTAGAGGGTATGGCTTCTTCCCCTCAATACGCAGGGCAAGAGATGTATGGCATGTCTATGGGTAGCTACACTCAAGATATTTGTTCTCAATTTAAAGGCATAGAAGTGAGGAGCGCTACGGGGGATACCCGACCCGCTATCTTTAACTCTAGTGTTGGTGGTGGGGCAGGTAACATCTATCAAGTTTTAGGAACTAAGAAAGAAGATTTGATGATTGGAACTTTAAATACTTTTTTCGGCACCGAATCTGTGGCTACCACTGTCGAAGCCATGGAAGCATTTGCTCAAGCTATCAAGGATGTCTGCGATTTGGGAGAGCAAATACAGAACTTTGTTGTTACTGATGGCAACTTAGGCATGACGTTTGAGCATGAGGATGCTAGAGTCGCTTCTGAATCTCTACTAAAAGACATAGACACCGACAATTGTAACAAAGCTGCTGTCGATTATATAAAAGACACCATTAAAGAATCATATTTCTTAGCTCGGGTAGCGAAAAATGCAGGGGTATCCCCTACTGGAGTTACTTCAAGAGGTAAGGTTTCTACAGCCACAACTAAAGCAGATTTTATGGTAGAGTTTGCTAGTGTAAACGATGCACAAAAGTTCGCTCAAGCCCTTAGTGATTTGGGAGCAGGACAGGTAACGGTTGACACTACCGGGGGTGGCGGCGTAGGTGTATCACTAAAATCTCAAAGCGGGTTTGATAAAGATACTCCATCAGGCAGCTCTTACTATACTCCTGCATATGCTTACCACAACACCCCCTGCGAAACTTTATCTACTGCAGCACAAAGGCAGAAGTGTGAGGAAGCAGCAGAGTTTACATCTACCAGGAAGAAATTCTTAAAGCCCTCACAGCGTAATGTAGCAGAGAAGGCTATGGAAGTAGATGCTGTTATTGCTCGTTCAGCAGAGGCTATGTTTGGCTCTGATGCTAGAGCTCGCTCTTCAATTAAAGCTACATTCTCCGTTTTGTTAGGAGACGTGGCTGATGGGGATGTGGATACTCTACGAATGCTTAGTGAGTGGCAACAAGAAATCGATACCGCCATAGCTAGCAAGGATAATACTGCCATTGGTAATGCTAGAATTAATTTTATTCGTCGCCTGAGGCAGTTGAAAGCAGAGCAAGACCCTTCTCTAAACGAAGGTTTTGCAATGAATGATTTGATTAGCTCCTTCGTCACCGAAGAGGATGACGCTATGATGAAAGCTATGAGAGGGGAGATACGCTTCGCTGGCAACCATCAAGTAGCCAAATATGTTTTAAGCAAAGCTAAGCCTACGAGAACCCCATCTGGAGGTTATACTTGGACTATAGGTAACGAGGTTGTGTTCTCCACTGACCTAAGAGGAAAAACTTCTCGGGGTGGAGGAGTGTTCTATCCTAAGATGGAAGCAAAGATTAAACCTAAACTCTTTGATATACTTGCAACAGCAATCTCAGAGAATACTAATTCAGTCGGAGAAGAAAAAATTTACAGGAAGCTTAATGAACTCATCGAAGCTATACATGTAGCAGTCTCCAAATAACTCTACATGCTTTAGAGCGTATTTAACATTAGAAACCACGACTGCCTTTCTTCTAGTTTTTTGGTACACCATCAACCAATCCTTATTGGCTGCTTTTGCATCTCTCTTAGCTTGGTCGATAAATGCCCAAAAATCTGATTTAGGTTTGAACAAATCGTCAAGCTCAACCGTGTACCCTGATTTACACTCAATAACAAATTTAAATTTTTCTGGTGTAATTAAGTCCCCGTGGACTTTAATGTGTTGAGGTAACTTATGAGTTGTTGCAAATGCTCCTGAACCTGGAGAACGGCAAAACTCGTTTGTCTCAAATCTCTCGTTTAACAATGTAGAGATTTTTCTTTCAAATGCATTTCCTTTTCTACGGCTATTAATTCTCTTTTTTTGTTTGAATTCGCCGTGGGATAGAATGTCTTCAATCTTTTTTCCCATTTAATATAATAGTAACTAAAATGGTAAAATCTGAAAAAATTACTCTGGGGTCTTTGAACCCTAACAATTACAACTTTAAAATTAAATATTCAACACGAAGGATGAAATTATACATTAAACTTACTCAGGAAGAGACTACCGGGTGGAAAAATGTAAAGAACGCTTTGGCTGCTGGTATGTCTGATGACGACCTTGCTAAAATCTTATTTTTCAAAGGCATTTCCGCCACCATGGAAGAGCTGAATGAAAAGATTAGCAACATGCCAGAAGAAGAAAAAGCAAAAATCATGGCTGAATACGAGAAGTCCGAGAAGTCCGATGAGAACGCTAAAGAAACTAACAACGGATAGTGAAGTAAACGAAGCTCTTAAGTCTAAGAGCGAGACAGATATCCTGGTCTTGTACCACTCTCTGTGGGATAAGAGGTGCGCTAAAATCCTGGAAATGGCTGAACAGTGGGCGCAGCAGGAAGGGGACGAAACCCTCTATCTGATTAACAGTTGGGATACTCCTGAATGTTTCTCCAGCTTTTCCATCACTTCAGTGCCGTCGTTACTGACGACAAAGAATGGTAGGGTTAGCGTCCAGGTGGAGTATTCAAATCTGTATCAGTTTTTTCAGTCTGAGACTGAACCCCAAAATCACCCATAATCTTTCGGTACTCGTGTACCTTATCAATATACTTCTTTCTTTTTGTATAGAGAAGCTTTAGATTGTTCAAGATGACGGTAGTAAAATAATTAAAGGCTGAACCTTTTTCAGGAGAAAAGTTCTTTAATGTTTTGAGGACTA